CGTGCCTTGCCACTGACGATAAGCTATCGGAGGAACAGAAGGTTGCCATTCAGCTTTCGCATAACGCGATTGCCGGCCAGGATGATCCTGCTACCCTCAAGCTGCTATATGAGCAGATTTTCGATGCGGAGCTGAAAAAGTATTCCGGCCTCGATGACAGGACGCTTGAATTGCTTGAAAAGTTCTCAGCTGCCAGCATCAGCGAAGCAAACCTAACCTTCCAAACCTTGAGCATGGTTTTCCTTCCAGACGAATTAAGCGCCGCCCAAACGGCCATAAAAACTGCCATCGATACTGTGAAGCACTCCAACATCGTTTGGCTTGCTCGGATGGATGAATATGAGCGATGGCTTGATGCTCAGGAAACCGCTTCTTCTGCCCATAACGTGAAGAACGTTGCGACCGCTGTTGATATCATCCTCAAGGTGTTCGAACGCAACTTATCCCAGCTGTCGGAGGCATGGGAGAATTCTGAGGATGATTCCAAGTGGATCCCGATAGAAACGGTTATCGGTCGGAGAAAGATTCCTGCATCCAGCGCAAAGGTCATTAAACAAGCCCTTGAGAAGATGGCCGGAACAAAGGACATTTCCAGCAAGAATCTGTGGCAGGGCCTTGAATTCCTCGCCGCAGACTATTTGGCAGGTGAATGATGTGGCTCCACTCACCAAATACAACAAGGATTATCACGATGACTGGGCCTGGTCACTGGCCATCAAAGGTGCTACAAATGAGGAAATGGCCCAGGCTATGGGCATAGGTTTGAGAACCTTCATACGGTGGATGTACAAAATCGTTGAGGATAAGGACGGTAAACCGATAAAAGATAAGGATGGTAAACCGGTAAAAGTCTTGACATCCTTTGGCGAGGCCGTAACAGCTGGGAAAGAACCATCTGACGCAAGGGCTGAGCGGAAGCTTTACGAACGTTGCATGGGCTTTGAATACAACGAAGAAGAACGCATCGTCGAAATGGCCACAGACGGTACGATCAAGCCCGTCAAGATCAGGACCGTCACCAAGCGCGTTCCACCGGACGTTATGGCCCTTATGTACTGGCTCAATAACAGAAGCAAGCAAAGCGGTGAATGGTCGCAGAGCCAGAATGTCAACATCAAAGGCACTGGCTTTGGTCCCGACCTAAGCAAGATGTCTGAAGAAGAGCTCAGACAACTTGCCGCGCTTGTGCCGCCTGATGAGCCGGGCAAATAAGGCCGGCTACTCGCCTGCCACACTGCAGGCCATTGCTCAGGCTGCAAAATATGAGCTGGCGAGAAAGCATTATGTCGATTACGTCCAGCTTGTGCATCACGGCAGATGGCAAAGAGCCAGACATCTTGACCTCATATGCTCAGAGCTGGAAAAAGTCATCAGCGGCGATACAAAGCGGCTGATGATTTTTTTGCCGCCACGCCATGGAAAATCCATGAGCGTTACAAAGACTTTTCCAAGCTATTTCCTCGGAAAGTTCCCTGATAAGAGAGTCATCGAAGTAAGCTACGGCAGCGATCTTGCCACTGAATTTGGTGTTTCGAATCGTGACAAAGTTGCTGAATTTGGCTCTCCCATATTCGGTATCGAATTGTCCAGCGTGCAGGCCACAAAGACCGACTGGAACATCGAATACCACCAGGGCGGTATGCTCTCTGTAGGTATTGGCGGCGGTATCACCGGTAAAGGCGCTGACCTTCTCATAATTGATGACCCCATCAAAAATCGTGAGGATGCAGAATCAGAAGCAACACGCGCAATGATCATGCGTGAATGGCAAAGCACTCTCTATCCACGACTTCAACCGGGCGCAGCGATCATCATAATCCTTACACGCTGGCATGAAGCTGACCTTGTTGCTAAGCTTCTTAAGCCAGATGAGGGCGAACCTGAAAACTGGCGCGTCATATCTCTTTCGTGCATATGCGACAGTGAAAATGATTTACTGGGTCGGAAGATTGGTCAAGCATTATGGCCGGAATACGGATTCGATGAAGTATGGGCCCAAAGGACCAAGAAAACGGTTGGTTCCTATGCCTGGTCATCCCTCTACCAGCAGAAGCCCACACCGGCAGGCGGCAGCATCTTCAAGCGTGAGTGGATGAACAAAACCTACAAGAAGCTTCCGGATGATGCAACGCTCATTCTTTCCTGGGACTTGCCTTTCAAGAATACGGAATCTTCCGCAAAATGCGCGGGCATTGCCATTGCACGAAGCGGCGCCAATTACTACTTTGTTGATGTTCTCAATGAAAAGATGGAGTTTACTGAGAACATCACGGCGATGCTCACCATGTCAGCAAAGCATCCGAAAGCACGCGCGAAAGTGGTTGAGGACAAGGCCAACGGCCCGGCTGTCATCAACACTCTCAAAGATCGTGTTTCAGGCATTGTCCCGTTCAATCCTCAGGGTAGCAAGGAGGACAGGGCCAGAGCCGTATCTCCCTACTTCGAAGCAGGAAACATCTTTTTGCCAGAGGAAGCCCAATGGAAGCACGACTTTATCAACGACCTGGTATCATTCCCGAACGGCGAGTTCAAGGATACAGTCGACGCGACGACCCAAGGCATCCTTTACCTTGATAAGCTCCTGGGAACAGTCGGCGGCCTGATCTACCGAGCATATGCATCGGACCCGGCAGCCTATGCCATCGACAGTGAAACCATCAAGGCAAAGCTGAAGGATGGCGGGTACCTTGTGAATGTTGGTATCTACCTCGGCGGTACTATGGGCGGTACAAGCCTTGTTGCCACTGCTATGTCAATCCAATACGACAGCGTAATAGTGCTGCATGCAGAGCGTTATAGCGGTGATTCTCCAGCCTCATCAATATCCTCGCTCTTTGCTGCTTTTACGGCCCATATAGACAAAGAATACTGCCCCATCACTTACACCTACTATGTGACGCCGGACGATGACACCGTATTGTACAGGGCTATACGGGCATCCATACAGGAAAACAGTATCCCTGTTCAATTGCGTGCTGCTCAGGGATCCCCGGAAATTGCACGAATCCGCCTGACGAACGGCCTATTGGACGGACAGCGGTTGCGTATAGGTCCATCAGCTGGCATATTCGCAGAAGCCCTTCTCAATACACAATGGGATTCCAAGAGGGATGTGGATACACGCCTTACAGGAACCGGCATAGACACAGGTACTTTGGAGGCATTCGAGGCTACCATCGAACGTGATGCAAGGCGGTTCATGGAAGCCAACCAGGAGGGACGTAAAGATGTTCCATAAGCTCATAGATTGGTTAAGGCAGGTGGCGGCGAAAATGTTCGGTATTGATAAGATCACAAAGTATTTCCCGGGCGTGGCTGTTACTGACATCATGGTACAGGCCATAGAGCGGTGGATGAAAATGTATATCAACTGCTCCCCATGGCTCGCGCATGATAAGAAAAGCCTCAAACTGCCATCTGCCATTGCTGCAGAAATCTCCACACTGGTCACGCTCGAAATGCAGGTCAAAGTTTTCGGATCAGCAAGAGCGGAGTATTTGAACACAATGCTTGACCCATTCCGGGAAAGCGTGCAGAAGAATACGGAATATGCCTGTGCTCAGGGCGGCATTGTGTTCAAGCCCTATGTGGATGGCACGGAGATAGCCATTGATTACGTCCAAGCCGATGACTTTTACCCCACGGCGTTCAACAGCAGAGGGGAAATCACCGGCGCGTTGTTCTTGGAACGGATGGTTGTAGGCAATACCTACTACACGCGGATTGAGCAGCACTCATTCACCAATGACAGGAAATATGTCATATCCAATAAGGCGTTCAAGAGCATGATGAAGGATTCTATTGGTGAAGAAATCGCGCTTGCGAACATCGCGGAATGGGCTTCCATTCAGCCTGAGGTCTCAATCGACAACCTTGACGCGCCACTGTTTGCTTACTTCAAAATCCCATTGGGGAACACCATCGATACGAAGAGCCCATTGGGTGTATCGGTATACGCAAGAGCAGAAGATCTGATCAAAGAAGCAGACCTTCAGTTTCAACGCCTATGCTGGGAATACGAAGGTGGCGAACTCGCCATCGATGCAAGCGAAGATGTCTTTAGCCTAGACAAGCGTGGCAAACCTGTACTGCCGGTTGGGAAGGAACGCCTTTTCCGACCGAACAAGCTTGACCCCAAGAATGCTACAGCCGAAACGCTCATGAAGACATTTTCCCCTGCGCTGCGCGATTCGAATTACCTGAAAGGCCTGAACAATTTGCTCATGCGGATTGAAGACCTTTGCGGATTGGCCAGAGGAACTTACTCCGATCCGAACGTGGAAGCCATGACCGCTACGCAGCTCAAAATGTCGAAGCAGCGCACTTACGCCACCGTCACATCAATTCAGATGGCTTTGCAGAAGGCCATCAATGCATTGGTGAAGGCCATGGACATTCTGGCCACGCTGTATAAACTCTCATCTGCTGGCACCTACACAACGGAGTACAAATGGGATGACAGCATAGTCACCGACACGGAAGTCGAGCGCATGCGCGACATGCAGGAAGTAGCCCAAGGCGTCATGCTTCCTTGGGAATTCCGTGTTAAATGGTATGGTGAGGATGAAGCCAAGGCAAAAAGGCGCCTTTCAGAAGGTTCAGGCATGACAGACGATGAGCTTATGGGCTTTGACAAAAAGAAGGACAAAGAAGAGGACGTCGGCTCTGAGAAGGAGGAAGAATAAGGGGAGATAGGTTATGCTGACTCCAAGTTACCTCATGACAGCTGCTGAACCAATGGTTACCTTGTTCTCGCAGCTTGAGCAGGATATTACAGCTGATATCGCTCGCCGGCTCATGACTGAAAAACACCTCACCGAAACTGCTGAATGGCAGATTCAAAAGCTTCGGGAACTGGGAATGTTCCAAAAAGACATTACGGAAGCACTTTCCAAATACGCAGGCACAGGAACGAAAAGCAAGATTCGTAAGCTGGTATCAGAAGCATGCAGCAAATCTCTTGAATATGACGATAGCATTCATGTGTTGGCAGGTCTTTCCCCTACTCCCATCAATATGTCCATGGCGCTTAAGCAAGTCATAGAGGCCGGAATCATGAAGACAAACGGCCTCATGGTCAATTTCACAAGCACCACTGGGCGTACAGCTTATAATGCTTTCGTCAATTCGCTTGACAGAGCCTATATGCAGGTCATGTCAGGCGCATTCAGCTTCAACCAGGCCGCCCGCCAGGTAGTCAAGGATCTGGCTAAGAAGGGGATCACCGAAGTTGGCTTCCCTGCCGGTGGTGAAGAGCATTTGGAATCAGCCGCCAGGCGGTCACTCATAACCGGATTGAACCAAACCACTGCGCAGCTTCAAATAGCGCGCATGCAAGATATGGGGACAGAGCTTGCGGAAGTTACAAGCCATGCAGGGGCACGCCCCACACACGCTGTATGGCAGGGTAAAGTCTATAGCATGTCTGGAAGGAGTGGTGATTACGGAAATTTCTATGACGAAACGGGCTATGGGACAGGCGAAGGCCTTTGCGGCTGGAACTGCTACCATAGCTTTTATCCTTTCTATCGCGGTCTTTCTACTCGTTCTTTTGTCCATGATCCATCCAGCGATAATTCCGGACGTGACAACGATGAAATGTATGAGGAGAGCCAGCGGCAGAGGGCATATGAACGTGCAATTCGCTCCAGCAAGCGTGAATGCGCCACTTTGGATGCAGCCATGCAATCGGCTCCAAATGAAGAACTTGAGGCCTCCCTGAAGGAAGATTTTCAATCTGCATCCGTCCTGCTGAAAAGGCGAGAAGCTGCTCTCAAGGACTTCCTACATAGAACAGGCCGGGTAAGGGAAGCGGAACGGGAGCAGGTAGCGGATTTCGGCCGCTCCACAAGCAGCAAGGCGGTATGGGCCAACAGGAGGCGAATCGCCAATGAATAAGCCCGTATTCATGCGCGGGTTCATCTGCCCAACATGCAGCTCATATACACAAGCACAAAAGCATGGTAAGAAAACCCCGAACGGCCATATAAAGCATATGTGGTGCCATAGCTGCCATGAGACTTTAGGGTTCATTCAGATATGGATAAGGAGAATGCGATGAACCAATTCACCGTAACCATATGTGGCCAGCCTTACAGTGTGAAGGCTGGCCATTCTGATGAAATGCCATCATGCTTGAAAGGGCTTGCCGGATATTGTGATTCATCAGTACATGAGATAGGGTTGCTTGAGATCAGGGATGATAAATCGGAAAACGCTCAGCAAAACCTATCTGCCATAATGAAAGAAACACTACGGCATGAAATCACACACGCATTCCTTCAAGAATGCAGCATGAAAGGCAATTATGAATACACAGACGAACAGGTTTGTGATTTCGTATCTATGAAGTTCTACCACCTTGCAGAAGTAATAGTCAATGCAGAGAGGCAGTTCGACCAAACTGCCCCTTAACATGAGGAGGGAATATGAATCCTGTCAAAACGGAGCAGTCGAATGTAACCTATACTCACCCTGCATACCAGGACCTTCCGGCCAGGAAAACAGAGCATGATGGCCTTCCAGCTATCGAATGCTGCTGGGAGCTTTCGGATGAAGAACTGGAAGTCATCAAGCAGACCCGTAGGGTGTACGTGTCCATCATCAGCACGGCGCAGCCGCCCATATGCGTGTCAACCATTCCGCTGCCTGAACAGAATTTGAAACCCTTCATCGTCCCGGGTGCGGATGAAGATACACTTGCTCCTGCTACATAAGGTTCAGTCGGCCGTGTTGGCCGTTGAATATGTCTTTGGCCCGGCAGACGTAAAAGAACCGTGCCGAACGTGGCGCTGACCACGTACAAAAAAGCGTAATTCGAAGGGAGATACAATTATGGAACGCAAGGTACTCCAGGACATGGGACTGACCAAAGAGCAGATCGACACCATCATGGCTGAGAACGGCAAGGATGTTGAGGCGGTAAAGACCACTCTCACGGCCAAAGAGCAGGAGCTTACCACCTCCAAGATTGAACTCCAGGGTACAAAGGATCAGCTCAAGCAGCGGGACACCGACATTGCCGAACTGAAAAAGCAAGCCGGTAACAGCGAAGAACTGAACAAGCAGCTGACCACACTCCAAGGCAAGTATGATACCGACACCAAGGCGCTTGAAACCAAGTTGTCGGATCAATCCCTGGACTTTGCAACGCAGAAGTTCTTCTCTGATGTTCCCTTTGCATCTGAGCTGGCCCGGAAAGCTGCTGTTGCTGACTTCAAAACCAAGGGCTTCAAATACGAAGGCGGCAAGTTTATCGGCGCTGATGGCTACGTCGCTGAACTCAAGAAGTCTGACCCGGCCGCCTTCAAGCCGGAAAAGGACCCGGAAGGTGACGATCCGAACAAGCAGAAACAGCCGCAGGGAGCTCAGCATCAGCCCCCACAGTTCAGCAAACAGATCACCAACAATCAGGGCGCCGATGGAAATCCGTCTGGAAAAGCCTCATTCTTCTCCGGTGGCGGATTGAACTTTGTGCGGCAGCCCCCGCAGCCCAACAACAACCAGGGCAACAAATAGTTGCCAGACATTAAGGAGGAATCGCCATGGCGGCTCTTAACTATGCAACCGACTACGGCCAGGCCTTGGAACAGCAATTCCCGTATGTACTGCATTTCGGCGCTTTGTATTCCACGCCCAACAACGGACGGTATCGCTGGTCGAATTCCAAGACGATTGAGATTCCCAGCATTTCCGTGGGCGGCCGCGTGAACGCCAACCGCGACACAATCAGCCAGGCGTCCAGGAACTACGACAATGCATGGGTGCCAAAAACGCTGGTCAATCAGCGGAAATGGAGCACGCTCGTTCACCCCATGGACGTTGACCAGACGAACATGGTGACGACCATCGAAAACATCACCACGACCATGAACAACGAGCAGAAGTTCCCCGAAATGGATGCCTACACCATTTCCAAGGTGTATTCCGAATGGTTGGCCGAGGAATTTGCGCCCGACATCGTTACTCTCACCAAAGACAACGTCCTGACCACCTTTGATGCTCTGATGCAGCGAATGGATGAAAGGCGTGTACCCACTGCCGGCCGCATTCTGTATTTGATCCCCGCCGTGGCCACGCTGCTGAAAAATGCTTCCGGTGTCACCAGGAACATCAATAACGGCGATCCGAACATCGCGCGCATTGTAACATCCCTGGATCAGGTGCAGATCGTATCGGTTTCCCCGGAACTGTTGATGACTGCATACAACTTCACCACCGGCTGGGCTGTCGGCGCATCAGCAAAACAGATCAGCATGGCGCTGATCCATCCCCTTGCGGTCATCACCCCTGTAAGCTATCAGTTCTCCAGGCTTGACGAACCGTCTGCCACCAGCGAAGGCAAGTACGTCTATTACGAGGAATCGTTTGAAGATGTGTTCATCCTTGCCAACAAGGCTGATGCCATCGCGTTTGTGGCTGCTGATGCAGGCGCCGCAGGGGCCATCAGCGTTGCGTCTGCTGCCCCTGAATCTGGCGGTACGGCAGGCGACACCGTCATCACCGTCACCGGGAACAATGCAGTCAATACCCTGGCCTATAAGATCGACGCCAGCGCAATCGCTGCACCCAAGCTTGGCGAGAAGCCCACGGGCTATACTGCCTTTGCCAGCGGCGACAAACTGACCGGAAAGACTGCTGGCCATCACATCCGCGTGGTGGAACTGAACAAGGACGGAAAGGTTGTCCGTACCGGCAATACCACTCTGACCGTAAAAGCCTAATAAATCCAACGATCAAGCATAGAGGCGGAGCAATCCGCCTCTATGTTTTGTAGGGAGGTAAAACGATGTCACTTTTGAAAAAGGGCAATCAGGAAATTGCTGTGGATGACATCCAGGCAAGAAGCCTGATAGCTCAAGGGTGGAAAGAGATCGACCCGAAGACCGGCGATAGTCTCCCGCAGGAATCCCCCAAGAGCTATGCACAGCTCAAGGCCGAACTTGATTCCATCACTACCAGTCACATGGCGCTGATGAAGCAGCATGACGAACTGCTCAAGGACCGAGATCACTTTCGTAGTGAGGCCGATAGGCTCTATACGGAGCATGAGACGCTCTACCATGTTCACAAAAAGCTCCTGGACGAACACGATCAGCTCAAAAAAGAACGTGATGAGTTCTATGCCATCGTAAACGGCCTCAAACAAGCCCCATATGACCACCCACAAGCTTCCAAGGATGAAACCCCATCCAATCCCACCACCACAGCCAAAGATGGCAAACAAGCCTCAAAAAAGGGCGATAAAGAGGGTCAATGATAGGGGTGTGATCAAATGGCCTACATCGACCTGACATACTACAAGCAGGATTTCAACGGAAGCGAAATTCCTGACAGCGATTTCCCCAGAATTGCTGAAAGGGCATCTGACATCATTGATTCAGTAGTGCAAACCCCAATCACTGCTGAAGTGCTGGCAGAGCATGAAAAAGCAATCAAGAAAGCCACGGCGTATCAGGCTGATTACCTATACTGCCAAGGCGGGGAAGATGCAATCAACGGCATATCCCCTATCGCCAATGGCGAGAGCGAATCGCTTGATGGGTATTCGATTTCTGCGAATCAACAGTCCATGATGAACAGGCCCACGGTTGGCGGCATCCCTGTGTCGCCCATGGCGCTGGCCTGGCTGCGCAAAACGCCCCTGATGCAAAGATGCGTATTCGCAGACCGCATCAGCCAACGGTATGGCCACTAGCCGGATGATCCGGGATACAGTGACGCTGTTCAACCAGGACGGGGAATCACAAAGCGGCAGTGGAGTGTTCCACAGAACCACCCTGATCGGCGTCTATTGTGTCGTGACCAGGGGAATGCAGGGAGATTCCCCGGCAAACTCGCTGAGCTTAAGCATTTTCGACAGCAAAGTTCTGGCCGTCGATGCAGATAGCAAGGAGAAACCCTACCTGGAGCCGGAGGTCTGGAAACTGTTGACCAACAAAGATGAAGCCTGGACACTGAAAGGCGACGAAACAGATTACATCGTTCCAGGTGTGACAATGGCTGCCAGGCCAACTCAGACAGCGGAGGCATTCAGGATCATATCGGTACGCAGGTGCAAGGCTGGTAACAAGCGAATGTGGCGCTGGAAGGTTGATGCACGATGAATGCAAAGCTGGTCATGAACACAGCGTACACAAAAGAGCGCTTCTCCACCAGGTTCCTTTCAGCGCAGAAATTCCTTGACAATGAAGTGCTCAAGGACTGCGCCCCCTATGTGCCTATGCGTACCGGGCAGCTCATGAGGTCCGGACAGAACGGAACGAACATCGGCAGCGGACAGGTTGTCTACAATGCGCCATATGCCAAAAAGGTTTATTACGCAACGAAGGCAAACTTCTCCAGAGCAAAACACCCCCAGGCGTCTTCCCAATGGTTTGAAAAAGCCAAGGCCATCAAGAAGAAAGACTGGATCAACGGCGCCAACATGATTACTGTGAGGTGATACCATGTCAGAAGTTGATAATATTGCCGTTTCAAAATATGTCCTTTCTGTGCTGAACGCATGGCCGGATAAGATCGCCACCGTAAAGCCCGAATCGCTGGACAAGTCAGCTCCTGCCATGATGATGCAGAGCCTTGCCGGTAATCCGGTTGAACGAAAATATGTGAACGGGAGCTTCATCGGCCGATACCCGTTCGCCGTATACGCAAGGGTAGATGGCCGGGACACTCAATTGAAGCTCCAAGGGTTTCAAGCCCTTGAAAAACTGTGTGACCACCTGAAATCCGCCACACTGCCAGCCATGGGAGCCAACCGGCAGGCAATCAAGGTGGAGAACACTTCCACCCCTACGACAGCAGCGGAACACGATAATGGGATGGTTGATCTCATGGCTGTGTTTTCGCTTCAGTACAAGCAAGGAGGCTGACCCCATGACCAATGTTCTTGTTGCAAGGGCGTCGTGGAAATCCCTCATGAACCTGGGCACCACGCTTGTTCCCATCTGGACTCTGATGGGCGAAGGATTTACAGCCCTGAACGAATCCAAGAACCCCAAGGAATATTCACGTCAATATATCCATGAGCGCAGTGAACGCACGGACGTTGTTGGCTATTCCCCGGCTGTTGCCTACAGCATTGACGTTCACAGCGAGGATCCCGTTGCCGCCCGTATCGTACTTGTGACCGACCGTGAGCTGATCGGCTCCGATGCTCGGGTGGAAATCCTCTCTGTCAACGAATTTGAGGTTGTTTCAACAAGCCCCACCACAAAGTACAGAGCCTACAAGCGTATGTACGCTATCGTGCCCGATACAAAGGGCGACGGTACCGACGCCCTGATCTATACCGGCAACTTCCGCGCTGTCGGCGATCCGGTAGAAGGCACCTGGGATGGTTCCGCGTTTGTCGAAGGCGCTGTCACCGTTTCCAACAAATCCACACTAAACGCGCTGATCGTGCAGGCCTACGGTCTCACGGAGGCCGACTATACGGCTGGCTCCTGGACAACCCTTGAAACTGCCCTGGCCGCTGCTGTAGCAACAGCCAACAACGCGACCGCCACTCAGGTCCAGGTGAACACCGCATCCACAAGCCTTGCCTCGGCCATTACTGGCCTGGTTGAAGCTTAACCATCAATACGGAGGATAAACACCATGAGCAAAAATGAGCCTGTGCGCCAAATCACCCCTGTGGAAACCAAGCCGGCAGATAACATGGAAAACGAAGAAACTGCTGTCCTTGGTCCCACGGAATGGGAATACAATGGGTATCGCTTTGAACTTGATCTTCAGGATGTCGATGTAGCGGAACGCTATGAAACATGCTTTGACAAAATGGAGAAAGCTGAAAAGGCGGTACCCAAGACCGGCAACAATTCTACCATCCTGCGGCATTACATCACCATGTTCAAAGACCTGTTCGATGGCCTTCTCGGTGATGGAGCCTATGACAAGATCACCGGTGGAAAAAACAACGTCCGGCTTTGCATGGCGGCATATGATAACCTCTTGCAGTTCATCGGACGGCAAAAGGAAGCATCGGATGCCCAAAGCAAGGCATACATCGACCGCTACTCCAACCGGGCACAGCGTAGAGCTGCGGCACGCGGTAAACAATGATCCAGCCAGTTTGCAACATACTGATCGATGCCCTGCCGGATGCCCTTGTGGTAGACGGCAGGGTTTTCCCTATTTCCACCAGCTTCCGGACAGGAATACTTTTTGAGCAGTTGATCATTGACAGCCAAATATCAGACAAGGAAAAGCTTCAGGAGACCTTCAGGCTGTTCTTTATCGACGATCTACCCCGAAACATTGAGGAAGCCACGGAAGCGGTCCTTTGGTTTTATCGATGTGGACTGGAAGCTAAGGAGAAAAAGGGAAAGAAAAACGACAAAAACCCCTCTTTCACAAAGCGAATCTATGACTATGACATTGACGCTCCTCTGATCTATGCTGCGTTCGTACAGCAGTATGGAATCGACCTTTCTGAAGACGATCTCCACTGGTGGAAGTTCTCCGCATTGTTCAAAGGCCTCGATGAAGAATGTGAGATCAGCAAGATCATGGGTTACCGCGGCGCTGATCTGTCACAGATCAAGAACC